CCGTGACGCGGTGGAAGCCTGCAATAAGGGAGGCTACAATGCAGCCACCTACGAGCTGATACTGCCCGGCATCGACAGCGAGCTTTGGCTGGCCATCTGGAAGGACGGCCACGTCGACTCCGGCAGCCCTAAAGGGATCTGCGCCTGCCTTGCCCGCTGAGCCGCACACGCGGCTACCAAGGGGCCTTCGGGCCTCTTTTGGGTTGTTCATCGATGGGAAGGAAACCGGCGAGACAGGCAATGCGTGGGCAATTTCGCGCCTGACAGTCTGCTTGGTTTCAGGGCAGATATTTGTGCACATTATGGCGCAGAATTAACTTGCTATATCTTCAAAGTAGAGTGATATATACACATGCCGAAGGGCAAACGACAACATTACCGAGGAGGAACCTACCATGAAGACCAACACCTACTTTGAAGAGCTCGACCGCATCGCCCGCGACTACGAAACCCGGCACGAAGCCCACAAGCAGCTGAAGCAGCAGATCATTGACACCAAGGGCTGGGACAGCGAAGAGCTGAAGGCCTGGTACAAAGAGGAAGAAGAAAACTTCCAGTACCCGATCAGCGCCGGAGCCTGCAAGGCATACAGAGCATGGCGCTACAGCGACACCGACGAGGTGATCATGGACGACTTCACCTGGGATCGGGAAAGACACGATTTCATCGCCACCCTCCGGAAAGCAGGCATTCAAACCCTGGTGGTTACCAATCAGTCAACCGGCCTTATGGAAGACCTGCACGGCTACGCGGCCGAGGGCTGCATGATGCTGGGCCTTTGCACCATCACCAAGAAGGACACCCGCTGGGGCGAAGAAAAAGAGGAGCAGATCATGGGGATCCGCTTCCAGCTGAACTAAGGCACATAAGCCTCGGACCATGATGGAGCCGGGAGGCTCCTTTGGTCGTATATACATAATGACAGCCACGGAATCTTTGTGCACATTATGATCGGAATATCCGCAGAATTGACTTGCTATTATTCCGGTTCAGAGTGATATATACACATGCCGAAAGGCAAACGACAAAGATTACGGAGGGCAAAGACCATGACAAACGCTTACGAACTGAGAAACCACTTTTTCCTGGAAGACTACAACACCGCGATTACCCGCGTGGATTTTGAGACCTTCTTTACCAAGACCAAGGAAAAGGTCATCTTCACTTTTAACGGCTGGGACGGCAAGAGCTACGACGGCGAAAGCCGAACAGCTACGGTTTACCGCACCAGCATCAAGGGCTACGAGAACGTCCGGCTGATCAAGGTCGGCAAGGGCCTGCACTACATCGAAGAAGACCGCATGGTCATCGAGAAGGCCACCGGCGAGAGCCATCCGGAAGCCAGCTGGCTGGTGGATGTCAAGAGATCCTGATGACAACGAAAGCAACCGGGAAAGGCAGCCTTACGAGGCTGTGTTTCTCGTCATAGATACACGATTACACCCTCAAATCTTTGTGTAATATATGCCTGAAAACAGACGGGATTATTTGAAAATATAACTTGCTATTTCTCCCGCGTAGAGTGATATATACACATGCCGAAAGGCAAAGGACCAACGAAGACGGAGGAGAAAGACCATGACGATTAACGAAGCGATGAGAACATACCGCCTGCCGAACCCGACTACCCCGGAAGACCTCGAATGCCGCTGGAGCAAGGTCCTGAATTTCGGAGATAAGGTTCTACTGGCCGGATACTACTACAACGGAAAGAATAAGCCCAGCTACTTCGGAGCGGTTTACGAGCACCTGGATGACGACCTTTCCTGCGAGGGAATCATTGGACTGGCAGCAGCCAGCGAGGTTGCCTTTGAGGATGACGGTCACGCGATCGCCTGGGCGATGCAGCAGTAAAGGAAGGTATTACATGGAACAGAGAAAAGAGCTTGCTTATGAGCGGCATGAATTGCCGTCACGATTTTGGGAACCAGAACCGCCAGAGGATTTTGAGCCAGAGCAGATTGATGACACGGAAGAGCTGGAACTGCCATTTGACTGAGTAAAAACGTGGACAAACCAGATTGCGATTTCTGATATCATGATATCGTCGAAAGAGCGGCGGAGCCGGAACCGCCTTACCAAAACACTCACTGGGGATAGAATTGGCGGCATCGGAACACCCTGAACCGCAAGGAGCGCGGAAATCCACAGGGCGGTCATGTGAGGACTCCTAACGAATGAAACCGTCAATGAGTAAAATCGTGGACATCTCATCTTGAGATTTCTGATATAGTGATAGCATCGAAAGTACGCGAGGATCTGTGGAGCAATTCCATGGGTCCTTTTCTTTACGCCATTACACGGGAAGGAGGGATCGGATATGGCGACTAGAGGCAGAAAGCCGACACCGACTGCAATCAAAGAGCTGGAAGGCAATCCCGGAAAGCGTGCCCTGAACGAAAAAGAGCCCAAGCCTCAGAAGAAAGCTCCTCCTTGCCCTAAGTGGCTGGAGCCGGAAGCTAAGAAAGAGTGGAGACGACTCGCTAAGAAGATGGAGGCTTTGGGTGTGCTCACCGAGGTGGATATGGCTGCCTTTGCCGGTTACTGTCAGGCATACGCGAGATGGAAGCAGGCGGAGGAGAGGATTACGGATCGCGGTCTGGTAATCCGCACCCCTTCCGGTTATCCACAGCAGGTGCCTTACATCAGTATCGCGCAGCAGTACCTCCGCCTTATGAATCAGTTTGCTGAACAGTTTGGTCTGACACCTGCGGCACGATCCCGCATCATTGCCGGAAACGGCGAGGGCGGTGTTGTGGACGAGATGGATGAACTTCTGGGAGGTAGCTAATGGAGAGGGAGAGACCGAAGGAATATCCAAAGCTGAAGGATTACCGCCCCAGCCGTTTCATGTTGCCTGACTCTCATTACGATGCGGCTAAAGCGGACAAAGCAGTACGCTTCATTGAGATGCTTCCGCATACCAAAGGACGCTGGAGCGGAAAACCGTTCTGGCTACTTCCCTGGCAAGAGCAGATCATTCGGGATGTGTTCGGCATCGTCAAGGAAGACGGGACACGCCAATTCCGCACGGCCTATGTGGAGATTCCGAAGAAAAATGGAAAACAGCTTGATATCGGAACACCTATCCCGACTCCAGATGGCTTTACCTGCATGGGAGACCTGAAAATCGGGGATATCGTTTTTGATGAGTGCGGAAAGCAGTGCCATGTCGTTGCTAAAAGCGCAGTCGATGATACAGAGCAGGCGTACCGCCTGACATTTCGAGATGGCAGCTCGATTATTGCTGGTGAGAGACATCTCTGGAACTGCGAATACATCTATGGAAAACCCCGGAGCGTTCAGTGGACAACAGGTGAGATTTACCGAAGGACGCAGAGGTATCGGGATCATTATAGGGATAATCCGGTAGAAAGCCGTCGATCCGTTATCCGTATTCCTGTTGCTGATGCACTACAGACATCAGAGACCGCGCTTCTTGTTGATCCATATCTGTACGGCTATTGGCTCGGAAACGGAAATGCAATGAAACCTGAAATCACGGTGAGGAATGGAGATGTGGAAAGCATAATCTCCTTTATCCCGTACAAACCGCATAACCGTTATCCGCAGAAATGCGGAGGAAGCGAGATCCTCAATTATACGCAGCTTAAACCAATCCTGCTGGATTCATTCCGGGAGAAGAAAATCCGACCGGAATACTTGAGAGCGTCTGAGGAACAGCGCTGGGCTTTGCTCCAGGGATTAATGGATTCCGATGGATGCATCGGAGAGCGAAAAGCGCAGAGCGTATATGTCACGACTCTGAAAGGACTCGCCGAATCTGTCAGAGAACTGTTGTGGTCGCTTGGCATTAAGAACGCAGTCAAGGCTGAACCATCTACAAGACATGGATGGCCGACAGGAGAAATCCTCTATGTGATTCGCTTCACAACATTTGATGACCAGCCTACATCGAGGCTGATCCGGAAGAGCCTGCGGCAACGTGTCAGAACGAGGCAGACACGATCCAATTTCCACTACCTGATGAATATAGAGCCGCTGGATCATTCGGTCAGGATGCAATGCATCCAGGTGGACAGCCCAAGCCATCAGTATCTTGCCGGGACATCAATGGTGCCAACGCACAATAGTGAGCTTGCGGCTGCGGTGGCGCTCTACCTTCTGTATGCAGACAATGAGCCTTCTGCAGAAGTGTACGGCGCGGCGGCAGATCGCCAGCAGGCATCCATCGTATTTGATGTGGCCAAGCGCATGGTGGAAATGACCCCGGCGCTCAACAAACGATCCAAGCTGATGGGAGCGACCAAACGTATCATTAACTACGCTAACGCAGGTTTTTATCAGGTGCTCTCGGCGGAGGTTGGCACCAAGCACGGTTTGAACGTATCCGGCCTTGTGCTTGATGAGCTTCATGCTCAACCTAATCGGAATCTGGTGGATGTGTTGACAAAGGGTTCCGGCGATGCCAGAACCCAGCCGCTGTACTTTCTGATTACGACAGCAGGAACGGACAGGAACAGCATCTGCTATGAATATCACACGAAGGCGAAAGACATTCTGGAAGGAAAACGAATTGATCCGTCCTTTTATCCGGTGATCTATGGCCTGGATGATGGCGAGGACTGGAACGATGAGAAATCCTGGTACAAAGCAAATCCCAGCCTCGGTTATACGATCCAGATCGATCGTGTCCGGGATGCGCACAGGGAAGCGCTGACCAATCCGGCAGAAGAGAACGTGTTCCGG